GTCCTCTAGTCGACTAGAGGACTAGAGCACCCTCTCTCTATCATGTCTTCTTTATAATGTCTGTCAGAGTGTGTCAGTGTGTCAGTTATATATATATTATAATAGCTTACTCTCCTGACGCACATCTGACGCACCTGACGCACTTCTAGTCTGGGTTAGAGAAGCGCTAGCCGAGTGCTAGTGAGGATACCAGAAGCGCTCACCGTTGGGACCACGAGCACCCCGCTTCCAATGTAGGGTCTCCATGATCCGCGTAACACGATTTCGGTTTGTCGTACTCAATTGGTGGGCTCCCCCACCCGTGACGGCGACGAGAACCTCGTTCACGACCACCTGGGTGCGGTCCAGTAGGAAGCTCACGACTAGATGGTCCCACGGATCGACCTCTAATCGTTGGTCCTGCTCGGGCGTGATGAACAGCTCCTCGAACAGAGGATCCGGCCAGTATGGCTCGCTCAGCTCGATGGTGCGGTGCCAGGCTTCGGCAAACAGCTGGTCCCGGACCAGAGCGAGCCCGGCCACGTCGATGCTGCCGACCGTGATCGGCCAGTAGCGCCGATTGCCGGTCTCGTCCTTGAGATAGCTCGCATGGTTCACCGTGCCGACGAGAACGCATTGCCGCGGCTCGTCCGCAGTGCGCTTCGCATAGGCGCGGCGATAGCGCTCGGTGGTCCTGGTCACGAACGCTTTCATCGCTGCGCTCTCGGTGCTGTTGAAGCGATCCATCTCGGCGACCTCGATCAGCCACCGACCCACTAGATGATCGGACGCGTCTTTGCTCGCGATGTCCGGCAGCTGGTCCGAGAACCATCTCTTGTCCCCGACCAGGCACGCCAGCGCGGTCGACTTCTCCTGGCCTTGAGGCCCTTCAAGCACCGGCATGTAGTCGGCCCGGCAGCCTGGCTCGAACACGCGCCGGCACATCGTCATCAGCCACCAGCGTCCGACTTGCGCCGCATACGGGCTCTGCTTGGTCCCGAGATAGCGCGCGATCCAGGTATCGAGCCGCGGCACCTGGTCCCAGACCAGGCCGGCCAGCCAATCGCGCACCGGGTGATAGCTCTGCGCGTGCATGACCCGGTTCACGGCGTCGTCGACCATCTTGGTAGTGACCATGATCAGGCCCTGGCCTTGCAGCCAGCACTGCAGGATCACCGTGTCCACGTCGCGCCAGGCGCGCGGCACGCCAGGCGTGGTCCCCGGCATAACGGCGGGCAGCTCGCGATGCAGCGTCTCATGCAGCGTGAACGCGTTGAAGCCGAACGCGCCGGCCAGCTCTGGCGCATGCTCAAGCGCGACGAGGATGTTCGCTGCGTTCGATATCGCGCGGCCGCCGCCGTTTTTGCCGGCGCAGGACCAGCGCGCTTTCCAGGGGCCATCGGGACCAGCGGGATCATCGGCGCCGGCAAACGTGATGTCGTCGAACTCCAGCGCCGCCAGCGTCACCAGCCCGCCGCTGTCTTCGCGCACCACGCTATCGGCCCAGACCCGGAGATCCGCCATCGTGCGGTTCTCGCAATGCCCGTGATGGCACTTGAAGCGCTCTTTTACCGGGACGTAGCTCGCCGCGGTGCGCGGATCCAGATGCTCGCTCGACCACGGGCACTCGATCTCGAAGCCCCAGCCGAAGGTCATCATGCGGCCCTGGTCCCGGACCATGCCGCGGCCACGCAGCACGCCCAGGATAACGTCGTCCTCGATCTCGGCGGGATCCGGCATCGCCGAGCCACTGCTCGTGTGCAGATCCACAGGGGTCACACTTCCGATGCGCGCCTCGATGTCGACCCAATCGCTGTGCTTGATCTTGGTCCCGGGCCGCCACTCGATGAGCCTGACTTTCCATCCGCCTGGTCCCAGCCCGAGCGAAGCCTTGCCGTTGGTTCCGACCGGCAGCCGCACCAGCGTCGTCGGCTTCACCAGGTTATCGCCGGCTCCCAGCGCGCGGTACAAGCTCCGCAGCAGTCCCACTACCCAGGCGCGATCGCTGAGCGGCTCGACCAGCCAGCCGGCGTGATAGTTGCCGGGCGAAGTCTCGATCACATAGCTCGGCGGCAGACCCAGCAGCTGCTCGACCTTGTCTTTGTCGACTTTGACGCCGTAGTCGTCGAGGACGATCACATACAGCTCGCCGAAGTCGCCGCCGCCGCGGCCGCCTCCGGGGCGCGGCAAGCTTACGTCGTAGTAGTTGTTGAGATCTGGTCCCATGACCTTGAGCACGGTCCCGGCGGGATAGCTGCGCCAGTCCGGCTTGGTCTGGGGATCTCCCGCGAAGTAGCTCACCAGGGCCTCGGGCCAGCGATCACCGAAGACGGCTCTGAGGAACTGCTCGTTGAGGATAAAAGGCACAACTCGGGTGCCCACGCCTGAGCGCATGGTGACGGCCTCCCAGCCCTTTGGAGTTCTTGGAAATGTTCTAAGGATGAGCGTGTGTCGCGTCGGGGCGGCTTGTCATGTGACAGCCGCGCGACAAATCCTGCGCCTTGCCTCTCGTCGTGGCAAGGACATTGTGGCGCAGATGCGGCAGGGTAAATCCCTAGGAAGCTTGCACCCGCCCCTAGGATCGCTCATATTTAAGCCCGGCACCTAGGCGCCTGCCCTCAGCGGCGCCTTTGTTCCTTCTTCGCGATCGGGGTGGTGCCCGGTCCGGGGTGACAGGTTTTGCGGTTTGTGTCGCAACAAGCGCAAGCGAGAAGGCGCGCTAACCCCGACGGGCTGGTGCGCCTTTTTCGGCTTCCTGTCCTTTACAGGTTGTCGGTGACGCTATTGAGCGCGTACCGGACAAGCTCGCGTAGCTCCAGTTCGTGGTCGCAGATGATCTTTGCCACTCGGCGATCACCGCCGACCTCTTCATCATCGGTGCCGATTACGTCGAGCGCCAGCAATAGAGCACCCGCACCCTTGACTGTCTTTGCCACATCTTCGCTGTTAGCCATGATCCGGTTCCCTCAGGTCATCTAAAGCTTGGTCATCCAGGCGCGATCGGCGCTCCACACCCAGGCCGCAGCGATCAGCGCACTCACCGCTGCGCCATCCCACAGCCCGGCATACATCTCAGCGAGCATCGCCACGATCATCGCGATGCTCGCAAGCGTCATGGTCCCGCGCATGATCCACAGCGCCAGCGTAAGAGCGTCCCAGCGCATCACCGCGGCCCTTTACGGTTTGACGGCTGGAAATCGCGGCGGACAGTATGGCTTCTGTCCGAGCGGGGAGAAGATCGCGAGCCAAACCTGCCGCCACTCAGGCAGCCGAGCCCTGCGCCATCTTTCTTCGTGCCACCACAACAAGTCGCGCTCAAGAGCTTCCTGCTCTTGCTCCTCTGCCGCGCGCAGCTTCTCAGTGATCGACAAGACTTTCATCCCTTCTTCGCGCGCTTGTCCCCTTGAAGGACCCTCCGGCGCTTGGGCGCGGCCGTTTTGCCGTTGGCCTTCGGCTTCGGCTTCTCGTTGTGCTGCTCCATCCACTTGAGGCCTGCCGCGCGTTCCTTCTCGATGTCGATCACGCTCGTCTTGACGAACTTTTCCTCGTAGCCCAGCGATGTCAACACCGCCGCGATAGTCGAGTGCTGCGGCCTTCGCGTTTCGCCGTGGAACCAGTTGTAGAGCGTTGTCGTGCTCACGCCCGAGATTTCATGCACGGCGTTGAGATCTTTATAAAGCCCCTCGTCCTGGACCAGCGTGCGCATCTTGTCGATGACGGGGTCCTTCTCGATAAATCGGTAAGTGCGATAAAGCCGGAACTCAGCCATGTGTGACGGCTCCCTCGTCGAGGCGGCCGTTCGCTTGGGTCGGACTGGTCCCGCTGGTCCCGCTGGTCCCATGCAAGAGCTGGTTCAGCTTGAACCCCTTCGGCGTCAGCTCGTAAGCGCCGTCTTTGTTGGTGCGGATGTAGCCGCTGATCCTGGCGCGTGACGTAAGACCATCGATGCTCTTGGCTCCGTAGCCGAGCGCTTCCAGCTTGCGACGCATGGCGATGGTCTCGACCGGACCTTCGCTGAGCAACCGGCACACAAGCCGCGTGTTCTCGCCTTTGAGCGCGACACCGTGAGGACCACGCCGGATCACACTCGCAGCAGCAGCAGCAGCAGCTGCAGGCGCAG